CCTGATTTTCATTCATGTCATTTTCCATGTTTCTAATCATATCACAGCAATTTATATTTGTGAACTCTTATTGCTTAAATGCCCCTGTGAGGGCATAGGAAGCAAATAGGGGAGTTTTAAACATATAGGTGTGCTGTTTGTAGTTCTCATTTTCGCCATCGCCGTAGCCGTGTATATTTATTTTATTAAAAGCCGAAATAAAATATTTTAATCCAGGGTATAAGAGTTTCAATAACAACTTTGTAACAATATAACTTTTTTTTTCAAAAGCCGTTGCATTATTTAAAATTCTGTGTATAATTGTAATTATATATAATTAAATATAATAATTAAGTATTATATGAATATAGAATTATATTTAATATATAAATATATTAATATATATATTATATATAACATATATATGATGTATATTAACAAACAGAAAAGGAAAAGTCAATGACTTTATCGAAAGAAAATATTGCAATCTTGCAGTCTTATGGACGCTCATTTCTTGGTGCAGCAGTTGCGTTGTATCTAGCTGGAGTAACAGATCCATATTTGTATCTAAATGCTTTTGTAGCAGCTATTGCACCAGTAGCAATTCGTTACTTCAATAAGAACGATATTGCCTTTGGTAAGATTTCAGGTAATTCAACTCCTGACGAAGTTGCTGCTGAAGTAACTAAGGCTGTTAAGGCTGTAGCTAAGAAGGCACCTGCCAAGGCTCCAGCAAAGAAATCCACAGCAAAGAAGACTACTTCAAAGTAGTTTTCTTAGGGGTGTATAATTTAATATGAGTGCAAATGAATTCCTAATGATGTTGGCTGCTACAGTTACAGCAATTGGAGTAATATGGGTAGGACTTTATAAGGCTACCAAACTTGTAAAAAGATTTATACACTTCCTAGATGATTACTTTGGAGAAGAAGAAAGACCAGGATTTAATGGTCGTCCTGGAATGCAAGAAAGAATGCGTATCATAGAAGAAGAACTTAGACACATTTCCTATGAGATGAGACCAAATTCTGGAACATCTATTAAAGATGCTATTGGCAGAATTGAAAAGCGTTTAGAACAACTAGAACAAAAGTAGATAAATGAAATTTAGCATTACAAATGCAGCAAGTTCAGTACATACTGGCTATGGTTATGTAACCTCAAAGATAATGCGTAATATCCTAGATACTGGACATAAACTACTTGTTGAAAGAAATGCAGATGTAGAGTTCTGCTTCAACCTTCCTAAATTTTTTAAATTTTCAGATAACCCAAATTCTCGTAAAGTTGGATATATGGCTTGGGAATCCACAAACCTTCAAGATGGTTGGCAAGATATCATAAATGAAAAATGTGATGAAATCTGGGTACCCAGCAATTTTGTTAAAGGTGTAGTAGAGCAATATACGGATAAAGAAGTATATGTATTTAAGCATGGAGTAGATTCTACTTTTCCTGCCAAAAGGAAAGAAAGAACGGATAAGATAAAGTTTTTAAGTATGGGACATCCAGCACTTAGAAAAGATATTCCACATGTTATTGATTCCTTCCTAGAACTTTACGCTGGATCTAAAGATCACGAGCTTACAATTAAAATATATGAAAAGTATAATAACCTAGAAATTAACGAGCCTAATATCAAGATTATTGATAAGACAGTTTCTTATCCAGAGGTTGCTTCATTAATGCATTATCATGATGTCTTGCTGTACCCATCTTGGGGTGAAGGTTTTGGATTAATTCCCCTACAAGCTATGGCTACTGGAACTCCCTCAATTATTACAAATGGTTGGGCAGACTATACAAAGTATTCTCAAGGACTAACTATTATGTCAACTCTTGAGGACAGTCCATGGCAACACTATCACCCTGGAAAACAATTTAAACCAGACCATGAAGACTTTATTAGACTCATTCAGCATACTGTATTTAATTTAGATATTATTCAAGAAAATCAGTTTCATTTGGCTGAAGGACTTCATCTAGAATATGAATGGAAACGTGTAATTAAAGAACATTTTGATTCTGTTGAAGCCCGTTTAATGGTATAATCAAAATATGCCAGTTCCAGATTCAGTTACCGTAGAAGTTTTAAACGACATTACTACTATTAGTGTTGAGCCTGTAGAAAGCATTGATTCTATTGCTGTTAATACAGTTGAAGAGGCAACTATTGTCACTATTGAAGATCAAAGCCCTATTACAAATATTGCAATTGACGATAACCAAGAAAACATTATTGTTCAAATTTCAATGGTTGATACATCAGCACCAGTTCAGTCAGTAAATGGAATGACTGGTCATGTACTACTAGATTTACAATTTGAGGATATTGAGCAAGAAGACCCAGTTAATCATGTAAAATATGTACACACTCAAGCTTCAATTTCATCAACCTGGACAATAAATCATAATTTAGGATTCTTTCCAAATGTTACAGTATTAGATAATTCTAATAGAATTCTAGAAACATTTATTCAATATAATAATATAAATACTGCTACAATTATTATGAATAGTGCTGCATCTGGCAAGGCTTTTCTAACATAAAAATTTAAAAAGAAGGTGGTGAGGTAAATGGCAGAAAGATTATTTGTTGTTGATCTTAACCTAAATGGCAATAAAGCCACAAATTTCAGAGTTGAAGATTATGCAAATGACCCAACTTCTGGCAACTTTGCAGGTCGTCTTATCCATAATACAACGGGTACAGATAGACTTAAGATGCATGATGGCACCGAATTTAAGACTTTTGCATATACCTCAGAACTAACAAGTGGAACTGTAACAAGCGTAGATATTTCTACCCCTAATATTTTTACAGTATCTAATAATCCAGTAACAAGTTCTGGAACACTTACTCTTACTCTTGCCGCCCAGACTGCAAACTATGTATGGGCAGGACCAACAACTGGATCTGCAGCAGCACCTTCATTCAGAGCATTAGTAGCAGGAGATATTCCTAGCATTACAGCTTCAAAGATTTCAGACTTTAACGAAGCAGCACAAGACGCAGCTGCATCAATGATTACAAGTGCAACACACACAAATATTTCGGTATCCTATAATGATGAAGCAGGAACTCTTGCATTTACCGCAGGTGCAACATACAGCGATGAAAATGCTCGTGATGCAGTAGCCTCACTAATTACAGGATCAACACACTCAGGAATTTCTGTAGCATATACAGATGATGGTGCAAATGCAGGAACCCTTGCTTTCACAAATACTGGAGTAACAAGTATTGCAGGAACTTCAAACGAGATTGAAGTTAGCGGAACTGGTTCAGGTCCTTACACAGGAGCAGTAACTATTGGTCTTCCAAACGATGTAACCATTGGGGGAGGACTTACTGTAACTGGTGATCTTACAGTAAATGGTAATACAACGACACTAAATACTGCTACTCTTGCAGTGGAAGATAATATTGTTCTTCTTAACAATGGAGTTACTGGAGTACCTACTTTAAATGCAGGTCTAGAAGTTGAGCGTGGAGATTATACTAACGCAACACTATTCTGGAAAGAAGCTTCAAACAAGTGGTACTTAGGTACACCAGTTGATAATACAGATGCTGTAGTTGAAGCAGAAATTTCTGTTGCAGGTCACGGACACTCAACCAGTGATATTACAGGAATCCAAGAATATATTGAAGATACAGTAGCAACAGCATTTACAGATTCTGGAACTATTGATTTTACATATACAGATAATTCAACATCAGCAGGTACAATTAGTGCAGCAGTAATCCTTGCAGCATCTAATCCATACCTATCCATCTCATCTGGTCTTGCAGTAGATATTTCTGCTCTTGAAACAAAGCTTACAACTGATGGCTATGCTAAAAAATATTCAACAACTATTGGAAATGGAACTCTACAAGCATTTACAGTTACCCATAGCCTAAATACAAGAGCAGTTACTGTTCAGGTTTATGAAACAGCTGCTCCATATGCACAGGTAGAAGTAGAAGTTCTTCATGCAACAGCAGATACAATTACTATTAATACAAATAGTGTTCCTACTACCAACCAATACACTGTTGTGGTGGTAGGATAATATGTTACCAGGGTATAAGCCTTTTAAAATCTACAAAGGTGATACCTTTGCTTTTAGGTTATCTTTAGATGTTGGAAATTCAAACTATAATATTACTAGCCATACTTTTTTAGCACAAATTAAAGAAAAAGGAAAATCAACTGCAGTTGCAGAATTTGATTACACAATTGAAAACGCTGCTGGTGGGGTAGTTCTTTTAACGCTACCTGCTTCAGAATCAGCAAACCTTACTGGTGGAAGAAAATATGAATATGATGTTCAGATGACACATTCAGGAGTTGTTTCAACAATTCTATATGGACCAGTTGTAGTTGTTTCTGACGTTAGTTCTTAACAGCAAAACTATTTAAAACAAATTTTATATATCTTTCCATTTTGTAACCTGGAGTAATTTTATAGGTACACCCTAAACAATAAAAATATACTTCATCTTGTTCATTAAGTGACGGAAGTAAACTAGTGTGATCTGAATCATTACCGCATAAAATTTTTTTAGTAAATCCATCATTTGCTAGGTTCATGTATTTGTGTGCTTCTTGAATTGTTATCATTGAATAATTCTATCACACTTGACCACTAACACTAGTTGTTGTACAATAGTACTTACCCACAAATATGGGGAGATTAAAAATTAAACGGAGTGAATTAAAAATGACAGTTTCTTTGCCAACGGCATACCAGCAAGTAATCCATAAGACAAGATATGCAAGATGGAGAGAAGAAGATAATCGTAGAGAAAACTGGGATGAAACTGTTGATCGTTACATGGACTATGTAACAGAAGCTATTAAGAAGCATAACGAATTTACCCTTCCAGAAAATATTAAGCAGCAACTCCGTACTGCTATTTTAGAAACAAAAGTTATGCCATCCATGCGTGGTCTTATGACAGCAGGACCAGCACTTGATAGAGATAGCACTTGTATATACAACTGTGCGTATATGCCAGTAGATAGCCTACGTTCATTTGATGAAGGTATGTATATTCTAATGTGTGGAACTGGAGTTGGATATTCTGTTGAGTCAAGATATGTAAATCAATTACCAGAAATTTCTGAACACTTTGAAACTACAGATACAACTATTGTTGTAGAAGATTCAAAAGCTGGTTGGGCACGTTCCCTAAAAGAATTACTTGCTCTACTTTGGCAAGGACAGGTTCCTTCATGGGATATGTCACAAGTTAGACCAGCAGGTGCTCGTCTAAAAACATTTGGTGGTCGTGCATCAGGTCCAGACCCACTAGATCGTTTGTTTAAGTTTTCTGTTTCTCTTATCAAGGGTGCAGCAGGTCGTAAGTTGACTCCTCTTGAGGCACATGACTTAATGTGTAAGATCGCAGAAGTAGTTGTTGTTGGCGGTGTTCGCCGTTCAGCGATGATCTCGCTATCAGACTTGGAAGACCGAAACATGGCAGCAGCTAAGTCTGGTTCCTGGTGGGAATACAGCGGTCAAAGAGCACTTGCCAACAACTCAGCAGTCTATAATACAAAACCAACCATGGAAGTTTTTATGGACGAGTGGAAGGCTCTATATGATTCAAAGTCTGGAGAGCGTGGAATCTTTAGTCGTGAAGCAGCACAAAGAGTTGCAGCAAAAAATGGTCGTAGAGATTCTACAGTAGACTTTGGAACTAACCCTTGTTCTGAAATTATCTTAAGACCAAATCAGTTCTGTAATCTTACTGAAGTTATTGTTCGTGATACAGACACTCTTGAAGATCTTAAGGCAAAGGTAGAACTAGCTGCTATCCTTGGAACTATTCAGTCAACATTTACTCGCTTTAAGTACTTGAGAAAGATTTGGCAAAAGAATTCTGAGGAAGAAAGATTATTAGGTCTTTCTCTTACAGGTCAGCTATCTCATCCAGTTCTTAATGGTTCACAGGGCGTTGATTTACTATCAGCATGGCTAGATGAACTAAGAGAGTATTCTGTTGTTGTAAATAAAGAATGGTCTGAAAAGATTGGTATTAATCAAGCAGCAGCAATTACATGTGTTAAGCCATCAGGAACGGTGTCCCAGTTAGTAAATGCTTCATCTGGTATGCATCCATGGCACTCACAATATTATGCTCGTACAATTCGTGGAGATATGAAAGATCCAATTACATCTTTCCTAGTTGATATGGGTGTAAAGAATGAGCCAGATGTTATGAAGCCAAATGATACTATGGTATTCACATTCCCAATTGCAGCACCAGAAGGTGCAACGCTTCGTCAAGATTTAACAGCAGTTCAGCATTTAGATATTTGGTTAACATACCAACGTCATTGGGCAGAACACAAGCCTTCTATTACAGTATCTGTAAAAGAAAATGAATGGATGGCTGTAGGTGCATGGGTATTTGAACATATTGATGAAATGTCAGGTGTATCATTCTTACCTTATTCAGAGCATACATATCAACAAGCACCATATCAAGAAATTACTAAATCAGAATATGAAGTTCTTTTTTCAGAAACTCCATCTGATCTTGATTGGAAATGGCTTGAAATATATGAAACATTTGATGCTACTACAAGCGTACAAGATCTAGCATGTGTTGCTGGAGCTTGCGATATAAGTGATTTTGGTACCGTTAAAGCTGTATAATGTATAAGAGGTCCCTATGTCTTATACTGATTTAATTTTACAAGATTCACCTGTCTCAATTTGGAGTTTATCTGAGGCAAGTGGCACTGTAGCAAATAATGATGGTTTTTTACTAGGAGATTCATATAACGGAACATATCTAGGTACCAGTGGAGCAAATTCAAAAAGAATTAAAGTTCCTCTTGTATATGGCGGTGGACAGTGTATAAAATTAGTAGGAAACAATATACCTTCTCTTAGAATACCATCTTTAGATAAAATGTCTTCCGCAAATAGACAATATACATCAACCCTAGAGTTTTGGCTTAAAATAACAAACTCTGTAAAAGATGAAACAGTAATTCTTAGAAAACCAAACAGTGCTACTGGTCTTTATATTAAAGATAATTATTTAATATTTAGAGTTGGAGATCAAGATACAATAGCAGTTTCCTTGCCAGTAGATACTTTCAATAAACCACTTCATATTGCAATGACCTATACACCAAAAGGCATTAGTCTTTTTGTAAATGGCGTTCAGTCTTCAGCTCCAATATCAAATTTAAGATATTTTACAAAAACCTATAGTTCCGCTGATGAGTACTTTGATTTTTTTGGAAGCTTATCTTTAGGAATTTATGTAGATAGTATTGCAATTTATAGTTACCCATTTAACCCTACAATAGCAAAAAGACATTTTATTTATGGCGTAGGATATGATATTTCTAGATTTGCCATATCAGCAAAAGCTGGAACCATGTATTCAATGCATATGGAAAACACATCTAAGCTTTATTCTTTATCTTATAATAACAAGTCATCATGGTCTAATAATTTAGTTATTGAAAATAATACATTACAGATTCAAAAAGATGGATACTTAACAACCAATAATTATTCAACAATAGAGCATGTTACCTTTTCAGATGTTAGTTACGAAACAATGTACGGAACTACTGATGGAGAAATTTCTTTCCCACATGGAACATCTTTATATATTGCAGATAAAGTTAATTCATTTCCTAATGGAATGATATCAAAACTTGATTTTACAGGAGCTACCTGGACAACAAAACAGTTATTATTTAAAATAGATTCATTAACAAATGCAGGTTTATCTGTATATGCTGAAAAAATCGGATCAGATTATAAAATTTATTATTCAACAGAATACGTTAATGGAACTAAAAAAGCAGACACAACACTGTTATCAACTACTACAGAAATAACTGGAAAAGTTTATTTAGGTTTTTATGAATCAAATAATATTTTAAGTCTATTTTTGTACACTCCATCAAATCAATATACAGAATCTGATACAAGTTTAGAGCTACCAATTATGTCATCTTCGATATCATTCGGTGGCGAAAGTATAAGTCCTTTTGCAAATACAGAAATTCTTCCATCAACGGAAACAGAAACCAATAGGTTTACTGGAAAGCTAAATCTAATAGGTGCATTAAAAGATACAATATCTATCCCACAAAATTTTATTGAATTAGAAAACTATGACTACAATTACAAGATATCTCCAAGCAAAGAAAAAAGACTTTTAAGATATACAAAAGGTAAAGCTAAGTTTTATGTTGGAACCAACTTCTTTGGCACGACAACAGTATTGCCACATAGAATAGATTTAGGTTATGGAGAAGTTGAGGGAGATAGTTTTGTTAAGGTAGAAGCTACTGTATACAATGAAACATCAGAGCTTTTAGCAGCCCAAGAAATTTTAAATGGAGATCCGATAAAGGGTCTAGTTGGTCAGGCAATTACAGATCATGTTGTTAGATTTGATATAACTATGGAGTCAGATGATTATGAATTATATCCTCCAGTTTTACAATATTTTAATCTTAATGTATTTAACTCAACAAATTCATCTGTTGAAATGAGATCAGACATTGGTAGTCAAAATATAACCATTACACCAAAGTCTGGAAAAGATTTATATCTTCCAGAAGTTAAGAAAACACCCTCAATGTACTATGGAAATACCACTGGTCTAAAGATTGGTGATCAGTATGGAACAATAAATTATTCAGCAAAAGCCATTGGAACAGAATCAACTGAAGGAATTAGTACAATTATATTTACAGCAAAACCAACAACTACATCTCAATGCAGATTTATTTATTCTAATCCAGTTATAATTAGGCAGACATCAGGCACAGTAGCAATTGCAGGTAGTGGAATTACTGGTACGGTTTATGTTAATGGACTAGCAACAACAAGTGCAGAAACTAATGAGTGGAATCACTATACTATTGTTTTAGATAATCCAATCCCAATTAACACTCTCACTGGAACACCTATTGAAATTGGAAACTCCTCATCAACAACAGGAACATTCTATATTGATAATTTGTGTTTCTTAGAATCTCAATTAACAGCATCTCAAGCCTTAAAGTATTACAATTTATTTTATTCATCTTACTCAGAATCAGTGAGAGATTCAATCCTTACAACTGGAACCTTTGCTACCTCTTCTCCAACCACAATAACAGTATCAAGTGCTACTGGAATTGCTACAGGAATGAGAGTAATTGGAACAGGAATCCCAGCTGGAACAATAGTAACAAACATTGTAGGAACAACAATTACTATTAATAAAAATGTTTTATCCAATCAAACAGGAATTAACCTTTCATTTGTCATTCTTAATATTAATTTTTATGACAAAGAAGTAAGACACGAAAATCTAGAATACGAACTTATTCCAAATCAAAACTCAATAAAAGCCACAGTGTCTCTAGCAGCCACAGAAAATTATACTCTTTCTTCTAATACAATAAATTATTCTAATGATATAGATCTAATTGAAATTGATAGTGTTAGTGCACCAGCATTAGCAAGACCAGTTACAGTTTTACTGGCAAATCAAACATCAGCAGCAGATAGGGGTGTGTATTCAATTGGATTCTCTGATGGAATTGCTACCTTTACAGCTAATACATCGCTAGAAGCAGCAGACATAGCAACTGGAGATTTAATATATGTTCAAAATGGTGATGAAAATGGAAAAGAATTTTTACAAAAACAATCAAATGGAACATATAGTCAGGTGTTTATGACAAACAAAATAGTTTCATACAAAGAAACAGACTTGGTTAGTTCAGATTAATTTTTGACAAGTACTAGCAATAAGATTTAAAAAATGGTATCATTGTGGTATGTCAAAACCTAAAAACAAAGTACAAGCAGTACAAAGCAATGCAGAATATGGAATTTATGTATGGCAACTGCCAAATGGATCTAACTTTCAAGACGACCAGGGTAATACTCTAAACGTACCTGCTCGAAAATATGATATTCAAAAGATGAAACAACTTGCAGATGCAGCAGCATACTGGGGCAAACCAGAAGGAAAAGCTGTGTTTATGCCAGGTGTTGGTAGGTCTTCTGATACTCAGGCTCAAGAAGATATTGATAGAATGGCAGAAGGTCTAACTCCATACGGAGACACAGACAACTGGAGAGAGGTGTTCCACAATGCACGAAATGCAGGAAATTAGTGGTAGAGATATTGGACTTGATACAGTAAAGTCTAATTCTCTTATTAACAATAACGACACAGATGATTTTAGTAAGAAGCCAGATGACTTAATTAAATTGTCAGGTCTTGGTCATAACTTTAAAAGAAATGCCAAAAGAAAGTTAGAGAAGGCAGATCAGAACTCTTTAAACGGAGATGATTCAGAATCTAAGCAACTAGTTCCAGATAAATACGGCTATGGTCTATTTGATGTTGTAGAGCCTCCATATAATTTAATTTCTTTATCAAGAATTTATGAAGTTTCAGCAGCAAACTTTGCTGCAATTAATGCTAAGGTTGCAAACATTGTTGGTCTTGGTTATAATCTAGAGCCAACTCTACAGGTTTTGCAGATGCTTGAAGAAACTACAGATAAGGATCAGCTTTCTAGAAAAAGACGCAAGCTTGATAGAACCAAACTTGAAATTGAAGAGTGGCTAGAATCAAGAAATGATGAAGATACATTTACTGCAACTCTTGTAAAAGCCTACATTGACAAAGAAGCAACTGGTAATGGTTACTTAGAAATTGGTCGTAAGGTAACAGGAGAGATTGGTTATATTGGTCATATTCCTGCAGCTACTGTTCGTATTCGTAGACTTCGTGATGGATTTGTTCAGATCGTAAATGGTAAAGCAGTATTTTTCAGAAATTTTCAGGATCTATCTCAGCCAAATCCAATTGGTGCAGATGCTCGTCCAAATGAAATTATTCATCTAAAGTCTTATACACCAACAAATACTTATTATGGAATTCCACCAATCGTTGCAGCAAAAAATGCAATGGCAGGTACAGAGTTTGCATCAAGATTTAATCTTGAATACTTTGAAAACAAAGCAACTCCTAGATATATATTCTGGATTAAGGGAGCAAAACTATCTAAAGATGCAGAAGCAAAGTTGTTTGAATTCTTCCAAAATAACCTTCGTGGTCAATCCCACAGAACCCTCGTAATTCCAATTCCTGGTGATGAAAATGGTCAAAAGATTGATGTAAAGATGGAAGCAGTAGAAAATGGAATTCAGGATTCTTCATTTAATAACTACAGAAAAACAAATCTTAGCGAAATTCTTATGGCACATCGTGTTCCAATTTCAAAGGTTGGAACTGCTGAAAATATCTCATTGGCTAATGCTCGTGAAGCAGATAGAACCTTTAAAGATCAGGTATGTCGTCCAGAACAAGATACTTTAGAAAAGTCTGTAAATAGAATTGTTTCAGAAAAAACTGATATGTTTAAGCTTAAATTTAACGAACTCACTCTTACAGATGAAGATACTCAATCAAAGATTGATGAGCGTTATTTAAGAATGGGAGTATACCTTCCTAATGAAGTTAGATCAAGAAAGGGTATGACTGCATTGCCAACAGGCGATGAACCAGTGCAATTAACTGCACAAGGTCAGGCAGAACAAAGAGCCCAAGCTAACGGAAATAGGTTAAGAGATCAACAAAGAGAAGCCAATGCAGCAGATACTGGAACAGGTGCTAGAGTACCTCAAGGTGAAGGTAGACAACAAGCATAACACTATAATAACAAATATGTTATATAATTAGAATTGTTATGGTAGATTTACAAAAGGCATCCCTTACTACTAATGGTAATCAAGTTACGCTTACCATGCCTATCTCAAAGGTAGATGTAGAAAAAAGAATCGTTTCTGGCTTTGCTACACTTGATAATATTGACCGTCAAGGTGATCGTGTTACAGCTGAGGCTTCACGAAGAGCTTTTGAAAACTTTAGAGGCAATGTTCGCCTTATGCACCAGCCAATTCCAGCAGGTAAAGTTGTAAACTTTAGAACAGAAACTTTCTTTGATCCAAATACAAACAAGCAATATAGCGGTGTATATGTAGACACATATGTTTCTAAGGGTGCTCAGGAAGTCTGGGAAATGGTTCTTGATGGAACACTAACAGGATTTTCAATTGGTGGAAATGTAAAAGATTCAGAAAGCGTTTTAGATGGAGAATCAAAGAACTCAGTAAGAATTATTAAGGACTACGACTTGGTTGAACTATCCCTTGTTGATTCCCCTGCAAATCACCTAGCAAATATTTTTTCAATTCAAAAAACAGACAATGGAGACATTGCAACAGGAATTTTTAACAAATCAAACATTCAAAACGTATTCTGGTGCGAGACAGACGAGCTTGCCTACGTTGATGAAAATGAATCACACAAATGTGCAAATTGTGACTCAGACCTCACATCTATTGGCTGGATTGATGAAGTATCAAAAGAAGAAGTAACAAAAGCAGTATTTGCTTTGCTTCAGAAATCACAAGATAATGTTGTTACTAATGAAGAAACACCAAACAAGTATCCAAAACAAAACGAATTAGAAGACGAACTACTAAAAGCAAAATACTCTGTAGGAGATTTTGTACAATGGAACTCTTCAGGTGGCACAGCAAGAGGTAAGGTAACAAGAGTAGTAACTAATGGTAAAATAAAAGTACCAAATTCTAATGTTACTATTACTGGAACTCCAGAAGATCCAGCAGTTGCTATTAGAGTTTATAGAAAGGATGGCAATTCTTGGAAGCCATCCGATACCACAGTAGGACATAGAATGAACACACTAAGATCTTGGGCAGCAAAAGTTGCTAAATCTTTAGGTGTAACCACAGGTTTGCTACAATCAGAAGTAGTAAAAATGGCAGTTGACTTAGAATCAGTTGCCTACCAACAAAATGAAGGAGGTGTTGAAGTGGCTGAAAATACAGAGGTCGTAGAGACCAATGAAGATATTGTTAAGTCTGATGAAGTAGCTGAAGATGTTGTAGTTGATGAAGTTGTTGAAGAGTCTGCAGAAGTTGCAGAGGAAGCTCCAGTTGAAGAAGCTCCAGTAGTAGAGGCACCAGCAGAGGAATCTGTTGAAAAATCCGATTCAGAAAATGTTGAAGCTACAGTAGCCTCCACCGATAACGGTGAGGTAACTGATATGGCTAAGGCTCTTGACGAGATTAAAAACTTCATTTCAGAAACAATTTCAACGAATACTGCAACAAATACAAACGCTATCAATGAGGTAGCATCTTCTGTTGCAGAAGTAACAAAGGCTCTTGCAGATAAAAATGAAGAGTTAAACAAAGCTTTGGCTGATGTTAAAAGCACTTTGGAAAATCTAAATTCCAGAGTTGACTCGGTTGAGTC